ATATGACGTACATACCTGACTGTCTCGACAACGTGGATTGGCAGGAGTATCTCGCCTGGAAGGCGGCCGGTAACACTCCCGAACCCGCCTTTACTCCCGAGGAAATAGCAGCCCGACAGGCGCGTGAAGCGAAGGAAGCAGCAATGGCTCAAACCCTGCGCGACAACCTTCCGACCTACGCGCAGGTCCAGACAGCGATTGACAACATCGGCAACCTCAACGACGCGAAGGCATTTCTGAGAAAGCTGGCGGCTGTGGTCTACATCCACGTCAAGGGCGACAACGTATGACCAGGCCATACAGTCGTATGGTTTAAGCGTACAAAAAGGACCGGGGGAACATTGGGTGTCCCCTTTGTTCCCCCCCTTCTCGTCAAGGTGAACCGACATAACCCACTCCTTTCACTAAGGACCAATCACAATGCCCTACGAAATCGACATCCACAAGGAACTTCAAAACCTCAACGTCAAGGTGGCAGAAACAGGCTCAGACTTGAAAGCCTTGTGCCGCAAGTTCGAAGCCTTCATGGACAACGGCTCACCACGATGCGCTGACCAAGAGGCTCGACTGACTGACCTTGAGAAGTTCCACGATACATTTAATACCGCATCTCATCCCGTATGTCAAGCGGGTAAGGGAAGATGGGAAGACACAAAGGCTGACATCACATCACTGAAGAACCGCCAATGGTGGATTCTCAGTGCGGTTGTTGTGCAAGCCGGTCTCATCATTCTCAAATTCATGACAGGCTAAACCATGTCAAATCCGTGGAGTAAAAAACGTATGCCCAAGAAACGCGCAACAGAAGACGCGCTTGGTGAACTGCACGAGGCGCTGGCTATGAAGCTGAAGCATCTACTTAACGCCAAGCATTACAAGGTTGTCAAGAACAAGGCGGGTGAGGAAATCGGTATTGAGGAACAGACACCCCCTGCCCTGCTCAATGTCATCCGACAGTTCCTCAAGGACAATAACATCGAAGCGGACCCGAAGAAGTACCGCGAGACCGGTGAATTCGTCCAGCCGGAAGACCTTGAAGACTATCCGTTTGACGGGGAACCTAAACACTAACACTATTAAAACAATGGCTTACGCCAGAAAGGTTACATCTGATGCGCTGTCCTATTTGCTGGCTCGGCGGCAAGTTTGCTGAACTCAAGGCGAAAGTCCTTGAGATGATTGAGAATTTCAAGGAATCCATCCGTAGTATCAAGCGTGGCTTCTGAAATTACCCGCGTGTGGGACACGGGGAGAAGATAAAGTCTTCTCTCCGTGGCTCCTAGACCCATTTAAACCGATTTTAGAAGGGGTGTATGACCGCATTAGAAACAAAGTTAAAGGCCGACTTCCGTAACTTCCTCATCTATGTGTGGGGAAGACTCACTCTCCCCAAGCCGACGCAGATTCAATTGGAGATGGCTGAGTACCTTCAATGGGTGTACGAGAAGTCAGACAGCCGCAGGGCTATAATCGAAGCCTTCCGTGGCGTCGGCAAAAGCTGGATTACGTCAGCCTTCGTGTGCTGGCTCCTGCTCAAAGACCCTCAGTTGAAAATCCTCGTTGTGTCCGCAAGCAAAGAACGCTCGGACAGCTTCAGTATATTCACCAAGAGACTTATCCACGAACTTCCGGTCCTCAAGCATCTCATCCCCCGAGATGAGCAGAGGACCAGCAACGTCGCCTTCGATGTCGCCCCGGCGAAAGCGGCTCATGCGCCGTCTGTGAAGTCGGTGGGCATCACAGGTCAGATGACCGGCTCACGCGCGAATGTCATCATCGCTGATGACGTTGAGACTCCGAAGAACAGTCAAACCCAAGTCCAGCGGGACAAGATTTCCGAACTCGTCAAGGAGTTCGAAGCTATCCTGAGTCCCGGCGGAACGATACTTTTTCTAGGCACCCCTCAGACGGAGATGTCGTTGTATAACACGCTCCGACACGAGCGCGGCTATCTGTGCCGGATTTGGCCTTCACGGTATCCCTCTCACAACAAGCTCATCTATTACGGTGGTGCGCTTGCCCCGTCCATCCTCAAGGTCTGTACCGAACAGCCTGAGCGAATCGGCACACCGACCGAACCGACGCGGTTCCCCGACGAGGAACTTGAGGGCCGCGAGAAGTCCTACGGGAAGTCCGGCTTCGCACTTCAGTTCATGTTGGACACGACCCTGTCCGACACGGAGCGGTATCCTCTCAAACTTAGCGACCTCATCGTTCTCGACGTGGACCAGACACAAGCCCCTGTGAAGGTGGTGTGGTCCTCAGGCGCACAGTATGCTTTGAATGACGTTCCTTGCGTTGGCTTCACCGGCGACCGGCTCCACTCTCCCATGATGGTCTCGGACAAGTGGGCTGACTTTCAAGGCTCGGTCATGGCTATCGACCCGTCCGGTAGAGGACAGGATGAGACAGGCTTCGCTATTGTCAAGATGCTCTACGGCTTCCTGTACCTCGTTGAGACCGGCGGTCTGAAAGGCGGCTACACTCCTGAGAATCTGCAAATCCTTTCCATAATGGCAAAGAAGCACAACGTCAACTGTATCATCATTGAGAGTAACTTCGGTGACGGAATGTTCGCCGCTCTGTTGAAACCGGTTCTGTATAAGGTCCACGGCTGTCAGGTCGAGGAAGTCCGGCACAACATCCAGAAAGAACGACGCATCATCGACACTCTTGAGCCGGTCATGAACCAGCACCGGCTTGTGGTCGATAAACGCCTGTTCAATATGGACTTCAACTCGTCCGACGTTCCCGCCTATCAGTTGTTCTACCAACTGACGCGTATCACGAGAGACAGGGGTTCATTGGGTCACGATGACCGTCTGGACGCTCTGGCTATCGCTGTAGCCTATTGGGTTGAACAGATGGCTCGGGACACCGACCACTCGGAGAAGGACCATGAGAAAGACCTGCTTGAGAAAGAGTTGGAGAAATTCATGTCTAGCTTCGGGGTTGGTAAACCCGGCTTCCTCGGTCTGAGTAGACCTACCAAGACCTTTGAAAGACAGTCTATGTCTGGTCTGTCTAAAAAGACTTTCGTTGTGAAGACTTAGCCGTCATTATAAACCCGTCCGCCACCCCCTTATCAGGGGGGAAAGACACTCCAAAGAGAGACCATATTGACGCACATCTAAGTATGCGACTTTGGTGGGGAATCTTGAAAGTGGGAGTAAAGGAGAACAGACCTTGTGAAAACCTGTTCTCATGTGTGACTCTCCTTTCCTCTCCTTTCCATCATAAGACCCGAGTTCTGACCGCGTCAGCGGTGTCACTCGGGCTTCGCTTAACCTGTGGGGGACTGTCTACTCGACTGTAGGTGGTCCCCTACTTACATAGCTTTAAGGGCGACTATGTAAGTGGATAAGCGAAAGGGCGAAGCCCAACTTAAAGTTTAACTTAAAGTCGAACCTGTAGTCAGAACTATCGTTTGTACACTATAAGTATTACTACAGGTGGACTTTAAGCTCTGAGCTTAGAGTTTTATTCTAGGTAATAATAATAAGTAAAATAAAGCTTGAGGTTTAACTTAATGTCAAACCTAGTGTCAACTTCACGTTCAGACTTCATGTACTTCGAAAAGTGTGTTCGTAAGTGGGTCCGTAAACTAGGCTTAACCGCTTGGGACGTGACTGTCTGCTTGGGCGATACCGACGCAGATTCGACGGCTGAGTGTCTGTGTCACCTTCAGCAGAACTCAGCGACCATCAGCCTTTCAGACGAGTTCCAAACTAAGCGTAAATGGACGAAGCGGGAGATTGAGGCGACTGCTCTGCATGAAGTCCTTGAGATGAAATACAGTCGTATCCGCAGTTTCGCAAGTCAAGGCATCTCTGAAACTCTGGTGGACGAGGAAATACACCGGCTGATTCAACTGGACATAAACTACCTGCTACCTCAGACGTGAGCGGCAGGTCCAACCGCAGGTCGAGCCGAAGGGTCGGAGTGATAACCATCCCCTTCAGGCTCCCTGTGGTTGCTTTATGTTGGACGTAGTGTACCGGCGCGCACAACAGGTTGTGGCCCTGTTAGAGTGGGTTCGACTCCCACCGTTCACCCCATGTGAAACGAAAGCTCTGAACCGAAGGTCCGACGTGAAAAAGTATCATAAATTTCTGAAAGGGTATTCGCGCGCGTAAGGACCGCCTTTTCCCCCCTTAGGGGTCTTTGAATCGAAACAAGTCCTTTCCTCAAATAATGTTGCCGGTCCCGTCCTTTTTATATGCAATCGCCGTTTCATGTCACAGACCGTGTCACAATCCTTTATATAAGCAACCGGTTTCATTAGGTTTCAATGGGATAATATATCTCTTTTACATTGGGAACCGGCTTGACAGGCGGTCCGGTCCTCGACTTGACAGGCGGTCCGGCGGTCCGTTTGACTTGCGGTCCCGGCTTGCACGTTTCTTCCCGTCCGTTTTATTTGCTGTCCCCTTTGTGAAAACGTAAGGGGTTCTGGAATTTTGTAAGGTTTTTTCCAAAAAATGTGAGAAAACCCCGTGAAAATGTCAAGGTCCCCGTGAATTTGTGACATAGGCTCCAAATAATGTGAAAAACCCATGATTTCCCCGGCTGTTAGACCTGGGACATCCCCAGGTTTCATTTTTTATTTTATGCCGCAATCCCCTTTTGTTTTCGCAAGGTTAGCCTGGATTTTACCCTTGGCATACGCCCTGCGTCGGATGCTATGGCACACCCTATGCAATACCTTTCTGCATCAAAACGAAAACGCGAAAGGGGACAAAAGAGCGGAAACGGCGTGTTTTTTTATCAAACGCCGTGACATTGGAAACAAAACAGGAAGCTTGACACAATTCAAACCTCATCGAAATGAAAGGAAAAAGACAATGGAAAAGACGGGAATTATCACGACGGCGGAATCGGATTTTGTCAAGTGTAACGGTTGCGGCGAATTCATAAAAACCGACGATGCAAGTTATTACTTCGGGACTTTGCCATTGGACGGGGACGCATACTGTGAAACCTGTTTTTATGACAGGTTTTACATCTGTGAAGATTGCGGCAAACCATTCCCTACAGACGACGGCCAGATGGTTTACTATAGGAACCGGAACTGGCGCATTGATCCTAAGGATTTTAAGGTTGTCTGTGAATCGTGCCTTGAAAACTATAACAGGTGTGAAGATTGCGGCGAATACTGGGACCAAACGTATTACACGGGACACGGCTATTATATATGTGCATCGTGCTATGAAGACGGATATAGCAATTGTAACGCTTGCAATGAGATATATCACATGGACGATTTAATTTATTCAGACCGGCACGGGGAAACTTACTGTCAATTGTGCGCTCGTTCTAACGGCGGAAATGCAATCAATGATTATATGTATAAACCGGCGCCGAAATTTCGCCACTTTAACCAAAACACAAATGAATCGGTTTTTTCACGCGATTCATCGAACCGGCTTTATGAAGGTTTTGAGCTTGAACTTGAATCGCCGCGCGAAGACGCCGAGGAAGTGGCGCAAACCCTTATTGACAATTTTGACGAAGACGAAGACGTCTTTTATTGTAAGCACGACGGTTCCCTTGACGATGGGTTTGAAATTGTGTCCCATCCAATGACATTAAGAGCGCATAAAACAATGGACTATTCAGATATGCTGGCGGAATTGAAAAAAGCCGGTTGCAAGTCACATGACACAACTACTTGCGGTCTTCACGTTCACGTTTCACGGTCCTTTTTCACGATGTCCGAAACCGTGAAACTTGGATTGTTTGTATACTTCAATAAATCCCGGCTTGAAACCTTTGCACGGCGAACCGAAACATCTTACGCTAAATTTAAGCCCGTTCTCCGGTCCGATTTAAAAGCGGCCGGACATTCTGACCGTCGTTACGAAGCAATTAACTTTGAAAACGCGAGAACGATTGAATTCAGACTTTTCAAAGGGACATTGAACTTCGAAACCTTTATGGCGACGCTGGAATTTTGTGACGCCGTTTCCCGGTTTGTCAAGACGGTTTCCGCTTGTTCTATCGTGAACAAAAACGGCGGTTTTGACTTGTTTAAAACCTTCGTCAATAAAGACGGGAACCGCAAGCTTTACAAAAACCTGATTCAATATCTTGACGCACGGGGACTGTAGTCCCGTCCTGAGGTCGTGACTTGCGGTCCGGCGGTTCAACTATCGTCGGACCGCCTGTCAAGCTCCCGGTTCAAACCGCGTTAAACCGGCTTTAAGCGGCGACAAGCCACCTTTAAACGGTCCGGCGATTGAACCGGGGACTTGACAGGCGGATTTTGTTTTGTCCCGTCCTGAGTTCTTTACAAGCGTTTTACGGGCGGTCCGGCTTGCGGTCCGGCTTGCGCCGTCCCTTGCGGTCCGGCTTGCGGTCCGGCTTGCGCCGTCCCTTGCGGTCCTCGACCTACGCCGTGACTATCGTCCCGGCTTGCGGTCCGGCTTGCGGTCCGGCTTGCGCCGTCCCTTGCGGTCCGG